TTTTGTTACTTTTTGGACATCTCCGGCAGATTTTTTATCTGAGTTATTTACATAATAAATTGTTTCACCAAGACCAGCATGATAATCATTTTGTATTATGAGTTCCATATGTGCTTGACGAGACATTAATGACCCACTTTTTGTCACTTTCTTTATATGTTTTTTATAATCGTCCACACTTTGTTTAACACGAGCCTTATTTGCTATTTTTGCGAGTGGTATTTGTTTATTATATATTTTATCGATATAATCATAATACAAATTAATAAATGACATACCATCGCCATTTAAAAGATGTTTGAACCCTTCATCAAGAAATTCAACAATGTACTGAGATAATTTTTTGGATTTAATTGTATTACCTGTAAGTTTTATTCGTTCTTTACCTTTTTTCATCATTTTAATAATGTAATTTTTTCTCGAAACATTAATACATGATGTGGCAATATAATCGATATCCAAACCCATTTCGTTTCTCATAAACAAATCATTAAATTCGGCAGTATCAGCTTCAATACCAGTATATTCTTTACCTTCTTCAACTAGTTCATTTTTCCCTTTTCCGGTATATCTGCGTTCATTAATGTCGTCTGGCATTGAGAAGTTAACACCATCAGTATCCATAACCAACGGAATATAACCTTTCTTCATAAACCACATAATCATCATACGCAAACATTGACGACCTGTGCAGGTAATCATTTCACCAACATTCATATCTCCCCATGGAAAAACTTGTGGCGCCGAACACGATCCAAAATATGCATTGATGAAAATTTTAAGTGGTAATTGTTTTCTATCATACATCTCCGCCAACATCGCATCACTTTTATCATATTTTTCTTTCAGTCGTTTATACATGATACGAACATTACGGAAATATTTCAACATAGATTTTTGTGCTCCCATTATATCACAATCAGGAAAAACATCATAAACCAATTGAATTGACGGATATAGAGACGAAAAGTCAAATTTTACAACATTCTTAGCAAATCCAACCTTTAACAAACGAGACAAGCCACCAGTAATCGCTCTTCTTTCATCTTTTTCTGGAACTGCTAATTTATTTTCATATGACCAAGCTAACATGATAAGTTTCCATAATGTGGCAGTACCCATTGTCGCAACTCTCTCATATGTTGTTGGAACTAATTTTGAAAGTAAAAATGTTGATTGACTAAATGAGTCATCCACCACCATTGTTTCATAAAGGTCATCATCAAGATATTGTTCAATTATTTTTCTTCCAGGCCAGATTTCGAATTTACCAGGATATTTTTCCAATAAACCTTCGGTACCAATATCACCAATTCTCCGATAACCCCCTGTTTTTGGGTTAAGATAGTAACTTTCATTATCCAAATATATTTTTGAAATATACGCTGGGTCAACATAAACACGATTTGATTTTTCTTTTTCGATAAATTTGGTGATGTATTTCAATCCCCATGATTTAATTTCGGAATTAATTGCTTGTGCTCTTCGTACAGAATGTGCAATATCAATTATATTAAAACCCCATAGAACAAATTGATTATATGGTTCTATTTCATTAGCCAATTTTAACACACCTTCTTTTAACTTAATTCCATCAGGAGATAAAATCTGTGTTAATCGTGTAACATCAACACCCAGAATTTCGGCGCGTTTCATTATAAATGGAAAGTCGAATTCTGCAGAGTTGTATCCGCCAATGATTGTTGGTTTTGTTTCTTTGATAATCCGGAAAAATTCTTCGATACATCTTTTTTCACCATTTTCACCAAGAGTATCGAAAACTTTAATCAATCCTCGATTGTTTTTTACCCCTATCAATATTATTTTATCATATTCGGGATTTAATCCCGTTGTTTCAATGTCAAATACAAATCGATGAACATCGTCATATTCTTCAATACCTTTAAATAATCTTTTTTTCTTTTGAACAAGATATTGTTCAACTGGTGTCATTATTAGAAAATACTTTTTATATTTTTCTGACCACGGGTCAATACCGCCATATTTAAAAAAATTAATTAAATCCGTATATCCTTTATAACTTTTTACCATATATCGAAGACCGGCTTCGAGTCTAACATTACCACCAGTTTCAAGAGGTTCGATGGTGATACTATGTTCGGTCATCTTCTTTTTTTGAAAGGCTTTACTATTTTTGTAAAAATCCAAACCAGATAAATCACCAACCCACAAGAATGGTACAAATGTATCTTGTTTTACGATTTTACCTTTTTCTGGATCTTGGATTATTTTGTAGATTATATTTGTTTTATAATCATACTCGATTCCTACAATATATTTTTCAGGGTCTTCACCATGTAGGAAATTTTCAATAACACTCTGAGAAATAACTTCTTTTGACATTTTCTTATATTTTTAGTGTGACTTATTATACTTACAGACACAGCTGTAATTTGTCTTAATAGTCAAAATATAAGAAAAAAAAATGAAAAAACAAAATTAGATGACCTGAATTGGATAAACCATTGCTCTGTATCTTAAACTCTCGTTAAGAAACTTAGCTTCGTTTGCCTTTCTTTCTAGCATTTTATCTGGGCTCATTCTTTCTAATCTCTTCATTAACTCTTCCCGCATCTTTTCTTTTTCATCACGAGCTTCCGTTAATAATGTTTGATAGTCTAATTTTATCTGACTGTCAGGAACTTGTAAGTCTCCAGAAAATTTACCCCAAATTCGAGCAAGAGCCTCTTTGCACATCGAAATAAAATATTTTCTCACCCAATTTCGTGCAGGTCCATTTAATTTATCCCATGTTAAAACTTCAGTATCAACATCTGAAGGTAATTTAACAATATCTTTATTTTTTTCAAGACAATCCTCATGATCCGTGGTATCGTAATACCAATACCATACTCTATAATTGTTACTACGAATTGAACCAAAATCAAATCTTCCGCCAGGTGTATTATAAAGATGAATCATTTTTCTTCCATCAGCTAACGCAGTGATTCGATATGTCAATTCACCACCAATTAATCTGTTTTTTAGGTTTCTGTCCTGCATCCTCAATAATAAGTCATACGCTGGTAACATAAAGTACGAACCTGACACGCCAACTTGAGCAAAACCACCAACACCACCAAAACCAACACCACCAAGACCACCAAACCCACCTAAAAATGGATCAATGATTGAATCAGTTAATTCCGCTCTTGTAAACCATAAAAGTTCATTAATTTCTCGACCCGCGGGAATAATATAAGTTTGAGTTCCACCAGATAATTCAAAATAATCTTTATGTAACGCATAATCACCGCCAGCTTGTAATCCCACAATTTTAGAATACGCATATGTGTATTGTGTCATATAATCTAGACTTCGTGTTGTAAAGGCTCGAGTTAAGGATTGATTATCTACATCGAGACCCGCCAATGAGGACCATTGATGTTCTATTAACCAGTCATTTACAAATTGTTCGTATTCACCCATTGATAATTCCAGTAAAGAATCCATTTGTTCTTCGGTGATCTCAATTCCGCGAACAGGCGCACCCAAAAGATGTAATGCTTGGGTATATAATCTTTCTCTTTCGGTTGAATTAATTAAAGTTAAGGACATAATATTTGTCTTTTTCATATAAATAGTTTATATTTTAATATGATAACATATAATTATGCTTTTTTTAAGGATTTATTTGATATAGGATGGGTCGGAATAAAAAAACCATTCTTTAACTGTGCCCAAAAAGTCTTTCAATTGTATTATGAACCAAAAGGACTTTGGAAACAACATCCAACCGATCCAAAAAAGAAATTCGGACATGTTGATGAGAATGGAGAATGGCATTGGAGTAATAGAGCAAACACAAATTCAAAGTTTTGTATGTTTATGTATTATGAGTGTATAGGTGTTGATCCTAAATTTTTTATTGATTTTGGAAATCCGAAATACCATAATGAAAACTCAAAAAGAATATGGTACTACATTTCTGAAAATTTTGAGGATTATTTCGAGCCATATGGTAAAAAATACAAAAAAGTAAGAAGAATATTCGAAAAATCATGGGCTGAAGGTGTTATTTCTTCAATAGCACTTGAAATTGCTCTTCGTTCTATCTATCGTGATATATTGAAAATCGATTATTCATTCGAAAATGGTGATAGTGATGATATGGAAGGTATTGATATGTCAGTATTTAAAAACGATGGAGGAAAAAAAACTATTCAAATCAAAAGTGGGTCGTTTATTGAAATATATGATGAATTTATTGTTCAGGGGGCTCCAAATGATCTAAAATACACTACTGATTGGTACGCGTATGTAAATGTTGATCTCCATTTAACAAGATTCATCATATTTAAAAACACAAAAAATCTAAAAAAAGAAGATGGCAGTACAAGAATACATATTCCAAAAGAAGATGTAATTAAATATGGAGAATTAGATATGAAACTACCTCAATTATTAAAAGCAATAATGGAAAAATGTGGAAAACTTGATATTTCGTTCACAATAACTAAAATTGGTGATGAAAGTTATATTGAGCAGGATAATGAATCTAATACTATTACAATAAATATAGTGGATTCAATGGATAAAGAATTTCCAATAGAATTAAAGAAGTTTTTAGAAGAATTAAAATAGTTCTTTTAATAGCTCTTTTGCAAAATTATCTGAATATTCACCATCACCCATTACTTGTTCAATAACATCTTTTTTGCGTAACAAAATGTTATATACAATCTGTTCTATTGTATTTTCAAATATTGGATAATATACAAGAACATCTTTATTTTGTCCATGTCGATATGCCCGGTCTTCTGCTTGTGAATGATGAGATGGTACAAAAGATAAATCATTCATTATAACAACTTCCGCTGCAGTTAAATTTATACCTATACCTGCAGCCACAATGTTTCCGATTAATATTTTAATTTTGGGATCGTTCTGAAATCTTTCTTTTGCGTCTTCTCTTTTTGCTGACGACATTCTACCATCATATATTACTGAATTCTTAGGATACTTTTCATGTATCATATCCAATGGCATAGTGAAATTAGTAAAAACAATAACTTTTTTATCCAATTCAAGACATTTATCAATTAATTCATAAGTATATGGTAATTTTTCATATGCAATTACCTGTCTGATTTTCATCAATCGATTAATTGTTACCGCAATGCTCTCCTTTTTTCGTTCTTTTTCACTAATTCTCATGAATTCATCTAACTCTTCATTATAAAATGTACTATGAAGTTCTAAGAATAATGGAGAAATTGTCTTTTCTGGTAGTCCGGGTATTTCACTTTTTAGTCTCCTCAATACTAAATTCTTTGTTCTCTCCCGTAATTCATCCAAATTACTATGCCCACTGGTGCTCCAAATGTATCTACCATTGGATTTAAACTTAAATCCTTTACAATATCTCTTAACATAATGTTGCCAATTCAAAGTTACTGATGAATTAACGATTTTTAATAAGTTATAGTAGTTAATTGGTCTATTTGTCATAGGCGTACCTGTCAACAACCACACTTTTGGTATCTTTTTTAGTATATCATTCAGTAATTTTGTCCTATTTGCTGTTGTATTTGAGATATAATGAGCCTCATCTACTATTGCAAGTTCAAATTTCTCTTTTAAAATCAATTTTAAGTCATCATTTTCGTCTTTTTTATCCGTTGTATGATAATTTTTTAATATATCATAGTTAATTATGTAAAAATCATAGGTTGACCCCCATTTTCGACCTTCAACAATCAAAATTGGTCGATCTGAGTAGTTTTTTATCTCTTTTTTCCAATTAATTTTCACACTTGCGGGACAAACTATCAAAATTTTCTTTGCTTTTGACTCTAAAGCTGCTATTATTGCGGAAGTGCTTTTTCCAGTCCCCATATCATCTGCTAAAATGAATCGATCATTTGCTAATAATGCCTCAATTGCTCGTGGTTGCCATGGTTTAGGGGGTCTATGCTCGTATTTTGTATAGTCAATAGTGTAATTTAATTTTTTTTCGGGTTGTAAGACAGCACCTTTAGGTAACCAGTGAGCTTTTAAGGGTTCAGAGTCGAAAAATCGCCCCCAAATGTGATATGCCTTGTCAGATTCACATAAAAGCTTCTCGCACCATATTTTTTCAACAGGTTTTACTAACAATTTATCTTCTTGAAGTTTTTCTCCGAAAGCGGGAACAATATTTATGTATTTTCTAGCGATTTTTGGAACAATTTGATGATATTTGAGTATATAATCGGCTTGTGTTCGTGCTAGCTTAAAATTTTTCTGTCTTAGGGCTTTTAATTTCCACTCTAATATCTGATTATTTGCACCTTCGTATGTTAATAATATATCTCTCGCCTCAATTTCAGGTATATTCATATCTCTTAATATTTTATAATATAAACAAATACAACAAAATTGTGAAGTATTTATAATATAATATATACCACAACATTTCATTTTGAAACTATTTATTAATAATGGAAAATAAATTACCCATAACGAGACTTTCTAAGTTTTTTTCTGAAGATGATTATAATTTACATATTCAAATGGGACAGGAATATCTACATGGAGATTTGAATATGAAATTAGTTTTATATTCGGTTGATAGGACGACTACTGATACTGATGATGTATATGCTGAGACAATTAAAAGTAATATTAAATACAAACCACCAGTTGAATTTAATGCTATTGTTAAAGTTGACGAAGCGAAAAATCAAGCATACAAATCGGGTCAATTAAGATATCTTGAACCAGGTAATCTAACATTTTCGGTTTATACAAAACATTTAGAAGATTTAAAAATTGATATACAATTTGGTGATTATATCGGATATCCTGATAGTGAAAAAAGAGTTAGATTTTATAATGTCGTTAATGATGGAAAAATTAACGCAGATAATAAACATCATCACTTTGGATATAAGCCATCATACCGGACATTAATTTGTGCACCAGTGCAAGAAAACGAATTTAAAGGAGTATAATATGTCGTTACCGAAAAAAAATAATATTAATGTATATAGACAAGTTGGTTCTGAACCATCCTCAAAGGAATTACTTGAACGAAGACAAGAACTACTGGAAAAAATTACACAGCACGATACCTATTTACCCGATGACATTCTTCATGATGATTTGGATAAAGGAATGTTAGAGTTTGTTAAAGATAATTTTAAAGTTATTTCAGACGGCGAACAAATACCGATTATTCCGAAAATATTAACCGTTCAAAGATGGGGTGAGATTTCAAATAACTGGACTTTTGCTGATGAAGACAGGAACATAAAAGTTCCATTTATTGCAATTATAAGAAAACCAGATGTTCAACCAGGTACAAATCCAATAGTACAAAGAACAATTCCTGAAAGAAGACAATTTCATTATTCAACTGTAAAAACATGGGATGGCAATCAGATGGGAGCTAATGTTTATAAAATTCCACAACCTGTTCCTGTCGATATTTCTTATGAAGTAATTATTGTTTGTCAAAAATTCAGGGATCTTAATCGATTTAATAAAATTGTATTACAAAAATTCTCATCACGACAATCATATACATTAGTAAAGGGTCATTATATCCCATTGATATTAGATAGAATTAATGATAGTTCACCAATTGAATCACTAGAAAGTCGTAGATTTTATTTACAAAATTATGACTTTACGATGTTAGGATTTTTAATTGATTCGGAAGAATTCGAAGTAAAACCCGCCATTAATCGTGCTATAATGTTATATGAATTTCTAGATACAAAAAATTATACAAAAAAATACGAAAATAAATCAATTGAAATTATTACTGCAACATTTACTGGCGATGGATCTCAAACTACATTTAATGTCGGTGAGAGTATTGGTGAATTATTTTTTGTCGCGATAAATGGTCAGTTACAACAAAAAGATATTGATTATTATTGGATGTATGGAACACCTAGAATTACATTTGTTACACCACCAATTCCAGGTGCTACAATAACAATTGTATATTATGCGGGAAAAAGTAACATATTTCAAGATTCTTATGGTAGATTATTATTTTTTGCAGTACAGTATTATGAATATGATGGGTCATCATTAACATTTACTACCGATCATGAAATTGTTGATGTTATTTATGTTGAAACAAACGGATTAGTTGAGGAGGAAATTAATTTTACATTTTCAGGAAATCAGTTTACATATTTAATAGAACCAATTATTGGTTCGAGGATTGGTATTGGGTATTTAAGATAATTCAGGTTTCATCCCCATATATGTCTCTTTTTTTGGGTTTAGATAGTTCGTCTATCCATTTTTCGATTACTCTATACATTTTTAATCCCGTTTTTTCGCAATGAGACTTTAAAATTTCATGGTGTTTCTCGCTGATTTTTATATTCTTAGTTTTCGGTTTCATATCTATAGATAAATAATGATAAAAAAGGATAAATTACTATCCACGAAATTTTTTTTCACATAATCTTTGGGTAAAAAACAGATATTTATTAATAATAAAAGTAATAATAAAATTTTAACTAAATAAAAATCAATGGCAACATCTAACAGAGTATTCGTTTCTCCAGGTGTATACACATCTGAGAAAGATTTAACATTCGTAGCACAAAGCGTAAGCGTAACCACATTAGGATTGGTAGGTGAAACGCTAAAAGGTCCAGCATTTGAACCTATTTTAATAAGAAATTATGACGAATTCAGAACATATTTTGGTTCAACATCTCCGCTAAAGGACGGCAATGGAAACCCAGCATTTGAGCTTCCATATTTTGCTAAAGCATATTTGCAGGAATCAAACCAATTATTTGTCACAAGAATTCTTGGTCTAACGGGTTATAAACCATATAAAACATTTGGAATAAAAACTTTAGGTGGTGTTGCATTTGATGATACGGTCGTACCAAACGAGACATCGGGTCTTTCATTCTTGATGTCGGGTGTTATTGACCCTATTCTCGAACAAAATTTAAGTGGAAAAACTGCAACAACTGGTGCTAGCGTTATTGAATTTATAACAGATGGAACATATAACGATAATGATTGGTTTACTATCGGTTTAGTTCCCGAATCCGCATTATTATCTTTAACTGGAACACAAGAAGTTGGACCAATTGGTAATTTTACGAATCATGAGTGGTATAATAAATTTTTCTACGAAACTCTTGGTGAGGTTGCGGGTGTTTATTCTTATTTATTTGAATATAGTTCAGCGGAAACTGGATTTACTGTTACATTATTTGATTATACAGGTCAAACTGTAAACTCATATAATAATATAGTAGTCGCAGCATTAAGGTCTCGTGGGATATATTCACAATCAACACTTAATTTGAAAGTAACCCAAGATACTGGATTTACATTATCAGGAGATAGTGTTTTAACTAATCCAATGGGTGAATTTATAGTAACAATAAGTCCTGATACTGGTGCAACTAAAACATTTACTTGTTCCTTAGATTTAACATCAACCAAATATATAACAAAAGTATTGGGTGTGGATGTTTTTGATAAAAATCAAAACGACTTTCCATTATATGTCTTTGAACATTATCCAAGACTACTTGACGCGTTGTATGATCGTGGATTGGTGAGAGGTATTAGTTTAGATCCTGTTTACGATCTAACTGGTGATGACTTTTTAAATAATTGGACGACGGCATCATCACCATATGTTGTTTCTGAAGTTCGTGGTGGTACTGTTGCGGATTTATTTAGAGTTATAGCAATTTCAGATGGTAATGCATCAAATGCTCAGGTAAAGATTAGTATAATTAATGTCGATTTAGATACTGCAGAATTTGATGTCCTTATTCGTGATTTTAACGATACAGATGAAAATATGGTTGTCTTGGAAAGATTTTCAAGATGTTCGATGAATCCAGATGTACCAGGTTATATTGCACTAAAAATTGGAACATCTGACACAGAATATGAATTGAGGTCAAAATATATTATGTTGGAAATGGCTGACGATCATCCAACAGACGCAATCCCCGCGGGATTTAGAGGTTTTACTTCAGATTCGTTAACTGGCCAAAATTACATTGGTAATGTACTTTATAAAACAGAATATTACAATGCGGGTGATGTTGTTACTTATACAAATGGTGTTCCTGATGATTTTTCTGGCGATAGAATAAAGAGAGTAATGCTTGGTCTGTCCTCACAAGTAAAATATGATAATGATTTATTTAAATTTAAAGGTAATTTACCATCAATAACAACACCAGGATTCCATTTATCTTCACAAGCGTCAGTAATTACAGGGGCAACAATCACTGGGTTTGAATTTGATTGTACACCATATAATTTAGAAGGTTCAGATAAAGGTAAATTAGAGGATGTTCCAAATCGTAAATTCACATTCGCATTAATGGGTGGATTTGATGGTTGGGATATCTATCGTCAATCAAAAACATTTGGTGATCAATATAAATTTGGTAAATCATCATATGATGACAATAATACAACTAATGGTGGTGTGTTTAATCCTAGTGTTGGAAATTCAGATTATTATGCGTATCTTCAGGGTATTGAAACATTTAATAACCCCGAAGCTGTTAATATAAATGTTTTTGCAACTGCGGGTATTAATTTTTATGACCATTCATCTTTAACAGAAGAGGCTATTGATATGGTTGAAAATGATAGAGCGGATTCACTTTATATTATCGCAACGCCAAATGTCCAAACTGTTGATGAAATAATCGGTCTAGTAGAAGACATTAACTTAGATTCTAATTATTCGGCATTATACTGGCCATGGATACAGGTTAGAGATAACGAAAATTCAACACAATTATATATACCACCAACAGGTGAAGTGTTGAGAAATATTGCTCTAACAGATAATGTAGCTTACCCATGGTTCGCAGTTGCTGGTTATGCAAGAGGATTGGTAAACGCAATTAAAGCGGCTAAAAAGTTAACTCTTGATGAAAGAGATGATTTATACCGAGTAAGAATTAACCCAATTGCAACATTTTCAGATACAGGACCGATAATCTGGGGAAATAAAACACTTCAGGTGAGAGAAAGTGCTTTGGATAGAATTAATGTACGAAGATTACTACTTAGAACTAGAAAACTTGTATCTGCAGTTGCAGTAAGATTAATTTTTGAACAAAATGATGAACAAGTTCGAGCTGAATTCGCAAGATTAGTTAATCCAATTCTTGAAGCAATTAAGAAAGAAAGAGGATTATATGATTTCCGTATGGTTGTTTCGAATGATCCAGAAGATTTCGATTCAAATACTCTTAGAGGTAAAATTTACATTAAACCAACAAGATCACTTGAATATATTGATATTGAATTTGTAATCACACCAACAGGTGCATCATTTGAGAATATTTAACAAATATTTAAGAAAAGAAAAGGGTTAACCAATCGTTGAAAGTTGTTCGTGTTGATAAGCACGAATTTGAACTTGAAACTGGCGATGTGTATCCAATACCTTTCGAATTGATTACACATTGTAAAGATTGTGTTCCAGTAGAACCAATTCAGACTAAGATAACAATGAAGACTGAAAATTTGCAGAAAAAACAATAATCGAATAATGAAACTCATCAGGTCAACCAAATGTAGTTTGAAGTTCAGCACGAAGAAAAAGATGTTGGAACTAACAACCATTCTCAATGAATACGGGAAGGTCGTTAATATCTTCATTCAGTACTTTTGGAATAATCCTGATAAAGCAACCAAAGTCCTTTTGTTAAAAGACATCGTTGACATCCCCGAAACATGGCTTTCCGCAAGGCTAAGAAAGGTTGCAGCCAGAGAAGCAATTGATATGGTCTTAGCCACTAAAGAAAGGTGGAAAGATAAACCCGCAAAGATGGTGATGCCTGTTCACAAGGGAAACAGAATGTATGTATCCTGCACAATTGCTGATTTAGTTCCGTCAAAAGATTCGTCAGTATTCGATGCTTGGTTACATATCGCAAGTATCGGTAACAAGATGATTATGGACTTACCAATAAAATACCACAAGCATTTCAACAAATACAATACCATCGGTAAGAGGTTGAACTCATATATCATTACCAAAAACTATGTTCAGTTTAGTTTCGAAATCCAGACTTTACCAAAGAAAGAAGGTAAACTTTGTGTTGGCGTTGATACAGGCATCAATGCTCTGGCATCTGTAAACAACGGAAATCAATACGGAAAGGATATTAAAGGTTGTATTGAGAGAATAAAAAGATGTAAGCAAAAGTCCAATGGTTATTATGTTGCCAAAAGAGCGTTGAAACAAAGAATTGATGAAATTGCAAAAGAAATTATAAAAACAGAAGACCCAGATTTAATAGTTGTTGAACAACTGAAAAATATGGGAAATAAAACAAAGGTCAAACGCTTGTTGACCAAAAATATCAGGCGTTCTATCGGAACTTGGAATTGGAAGTACTGGCTGAAGAGGTTAGAAATGCAATGCGAATTAAACCGTGTTTCGTTCCGCAGTGTTAAACCTTATTATACCAGCACTACCTGTCCTACATGTGGTCATTCCGATAGGTTGAACCGAAATGGAGAGATATTTTTGTGTCAGAAATGTGGTCACGCTGACAATGCAGATATAAACGCTGCCAAGAATATTTTGAATCGGTTTCTCACGGGACTCTACGGTGCTCGTTACAAAAATTTGGATGTGCAACTTTGTGCAAGTTCAAATTAACGGTAGAATATTCTACCTTTTTTATTTTCATTTTCCCCAGAATTATACTAGTACCTAGTGATCTTTTTCTTTTTTTATTTTATATTTTAGGTCCAAAATAATACTAGTATTTTAGATCTGGATTCTGGACCAGAAAAATACGAAAAAAAAATGAAAAAGTCAAGCGAACTAGTATTTATTGCAATAATTAAATAAGAAAAGCAATTATTACTGGGGAAAAAATCTTTAAATCTCAAATAGGCGCAACTTTTCTAACTTTAATATATTTATAATAAAATAATAAACATTTTTAACAAGAAATAAAATGGCAGATTTATTAATGAAGATGCCGGTTCCATATGAACCGAAAAGAAAGAATAGATTTATACTAAGATTCCCTTCGAGTTTAGGTATAAATGAGTGGTATGTTTTTTCAGCCGCACGACCAAAAGCAACAATCAATGCAACAGAAATTCCATTTTTGAATACATCAACATATGTAGCAGGAAGATTTGTTTGGAATGAATTACCAGTAACATTTAAAGACCCAATTGGTCCATCGGCTGCTCAGGCTCTTATGGAGTGGTTTCGTTTACATGCGGAATCTGTTACGGGTAGAATGGGATACGCTGCTGGTTATAAAAAAGATGTTGAACTAGAAATGCTTGATCCAACGGGTGTTGTTGTTGAAAAATGGATACTTCAAGGTACATTTTTAACTAACCTGGATTTCGGTGATTTGGAATATTCACGAGAGGAACTAGCAACAATTAATGTTAGTTTACGAATGGATCGTTGTATACAGGTTTACTAAAAAATACATGTTATCTCTTGATAATGTGATTAAATTCCCATATATTATTCGTATATGGGAATTTTTAATGCTTAAAATTTCATTTTTAATAATTATATAAAAAACGATACCATGAGTGAACTCAAAATCGATCCTTCAATATCATATGATGTTGTTGAATTACCAAGTAGGGGTATTATATATCCAAATAAAAAGAAATCTGTTAGAGTTGCTTATTTAACTGCAGCAGATGAGAATATTTTATCGTCTCCAAATTTAATTGCATCAAATAAAATCGTTGATGAATTATTAAAACGCAAAATATTAGATAAAGATATTAATG